CCCCTGCGGAACCCCAAACCCATCAGCCCGCCGCAACCACTCCTGCTGCACCAGCGCGTCACACTCCGACGCTGCCGCCACCCCCACTGCCGACGGTGACCGCGGGTCCACAGACTCGCTCACCGGCTGCGGATCGTCGTCACGTTTCGTCTCAAACCCAGTGATCGCACTGGCCCCGATGTAAAGCGCCAACACGACCACACACCCGCCCGCAATCCACCAGCACTTACCGATTCGCTTCATGCGCGGAGCGTACGCCACAGACGTCGAGGTGACATGACCTACCAGCAGAACCGCACCGGGCAAGGCCGCTGGGCAACCGTCTTCGCCCCACACCCCGGCATCCTGTGGACCAACGACGCCGACAGCGTTGGCTTCCAACCCATCGGGAAGGTGGCCGTCGAGAACGGCCCCGACGGCATCATCGACTACGACGGCGCCGATCTCCGAGAACTGATCGACGATCTACACGCCGCCGGCAAGACCGCCACCGACGCTTTCAATCTCCTCGCCAAGCTCCACGGCCAGAACCTTCAGGCCGGAGACCTCGCCACCTGGAAGCCAGCGAAGATGCGGCGACGCCCAGTCCTGGCCGACACTCCCGCCGTCACCAGCGCGACCGAGGTGATGGAGATCGTGAAAGACGCCGACTCGTGAAGATGACACCCGCGGCCCGACGCGCCGCGCTCGACCAGATGCCCGCCAATCACTACTCGCGCCGCATGTTCTTCCTCGGCCTACGCCTCACTGCCGCGGCGCAAGACGGCATCACCGCCGACCAGAAGCGCCGCTTCGAGGCCGAGCTGCTGCCCCTGATCGAACGCATCAAGAACAACCAGAAGCGCGACAAGCGACGCGGCGCCCTCGCACTGCAGGTGCAGCGCGCCGATGAGACGTTCTACGCAATCATGGGCGCCGACTGGCACCCACGACCCGACAACCCAACCGAACGACAGTGTCGGGCTGAGTTACTCATCGGACTCTGATGCCAGCAGCCAAGCAACGCAATACCACCCAACGCGGACTTGGATGGAAACACCAAAAGCAACGAGCACGCCTCCTCGCCCAACACCAAGACGGCACACCCTGCTGGTGGTGCGGCGAACCCCTGTACCGAGACGCCACCCGCAACTGGGACCACAAACCACTCCACGGCGACCACACCCAAACCCGCGCAACAGGCGGCACCACCACAGACCGCCTACTCCACGACACCTGCAACAAACGACGCGGAGACGGCACACGCGACCACCTCAGACCAACCCTCCTCGCACACCACGGCGGCCACACCGCCAACAGCCTCAACTGGGGGTGACATGGCCACCGAAAAATCCGACACCCCCGGGGGGCCTGACTCATTGGGGGAGTCAGCATTTTTTTTTGAAGCGGCGAACCTGGGGCGGCCGGGGTCCGCGCTGTGGGCCGACTTGGTTGATCCGGCTTCGGAGTCCCGCGGCTCGGCGGCCGTGCTCGCGCTGATTCTCGAAGCGTGCCGGATTGTTGATCGTCTCGCGAAGCTGGATGGACTGCTCAGCGGTCGGATCGACACGTGGGCGCATCTCGAGTCGCGTGCCGATCGCGTGGTGTCTGAGGACGTCGCGGTGATCGAGTTGAAGGTCGACAGTGCGGCGGGGGAGGCGCGGCAGCAGGCGTCGGTGTTGCGGCAACTGCTCGCTGAGATTCATCGCCGCAAGGGTGAGCAGGACCTCGGTGACGAAAACCCTCTCGACGATCTGTGATTTCGACGTCGATGCGGCGTTCGCAGGGATCATCGCCGCGGAGTGGCCGAACCTCGAGGGTCGGCAAACACCGACGGCGTTGTGCTTCACGCCCGGCGATACTGAGCTCAGTGCGAAGGCTTGCCGGTTAGCCAGGCGCGCTGGCCGCATTCGGACGATGCCGTGGCAGTCGTGGTCCCTGGATCACATCATGGCGAAGGCGTCGGATGGGACGTGGGCGCATCCTGAGTGCTGCCTGATCGTTCCTCGCCAGAACGGCAAGTCGCTGATTCTGGTGATCCGTGTGCTCTATGGGCTGTTCAAGCTCGGCGAGAACATCATCTTCTCGGCGCAGCAGTGGGAGACCGCGAAGTCGTTGTGGAAACGCGCGTGGGCGATCGTGAAGACAACTCCGTGGCTGAACAAGTTGGTCGAGTCGCACACGTGCAGCCAGGGTCGCGGCACGATTGAGCTGACAACCGGCGCGAAGGTTGTCTTTACGACTCGCTCGGCCAACGCTGGCCGTGGCCTGGACAAGGTCGACCTGGTCATCTACGACGAGGCCTACGACCTCACTGAGGCCGACATGGCAGCCCTGTCGCCGACCAAGATGGCGGCGGACGATCCGCAGACCATCTACACCAGCTCGGCGGTGAACCAGGAGCAGCACCCGAACGGGCAGGTCCTGGCAGCGGTTCGCGAACGCATGATTGCTGGCGAGGAGGGCCTTTTTGGTGCCGAGTGGATGGCGCCGGAGGGGCTTGACCGTGCGGAGCCGTCGACATGGCGGTGGGCGAACCCGTCGTTTGGAGTGATCCAGACGGTGAAGAAGCTGATGGCCGAGTTCAAGGCGATGGCTACAGCCGCCGGCCAGAAGAGTTTTGACGTCGAGTACCTCGGTCGCGGTGATTGGCCGTCGGAGATCGTCGAGCTGGAACCGATCATCGATCCGACGCTGTGGGGTGAGATGGCCCAAGCGAATGTGCCTGTGCGGGGAAGTATTGCGCTCGGCGTGGACATGACGGCGGACCAGAAGTTCGTGACGGTTGCCGCGGCGACCTGGACCGATGAGGAGCGGGTGCGGCTCGAGGTTGGTTACCACGCGGCGCCGTCGCGTGAGGTGATCACGAAGCTGCTCGATCTGATCTCTCGTTGGGATCCGTGCGTGCTGGTGATCAACGGGACGAGCCCCGCGAAGTCATTGGTGACCGACCTGGCGAAGGCCGGGATTGAGCCGGAGTTGACGAACTCGTCGCAGATGACCGAGGCGTGTTCGGCGTTCTATACGGCGGCGGTGAATCGGGAACTGTCCCATGCTGACGATCCGCGTCTGACTGAGGCGCTCAAGGGTGCCGAGAAAAAGGAGTTCGCCGGCGGCGCATGGGGTTGGGACTACCGCTCGAAGGTGGTCCTGTCCCCGCTGCAGGCCGCGACGCTGGCGTTCTGGGGCTTGCAGGCCTTCGGAACCTCGACCGTTCCCGATCAGGTGGCGACGCAAGTCGTGGACGGCCACCACCACCGTAACGACTACGCCGATGACGGCCTGATGGCCGCCGGATTCTGAAGGGAGGGCGCATGACGAAGCCACCCACCCAGGAGATCGGGTACGCGGCTGAGGTCGGTGTCGACGGCACGTTCTGGCAGTCATCGGAGGAGACCGCGGAACTGCGGTGGCCGCTGTCGACGCGCGTGTATGAGCAGATGCGGCGCCAGGACGCGCAGATCACCTCGGTGTTGCGTGCGGTCATGCTGCCGGTGCGGCGCACGAACTGGCGTCTCGATCCCGGCGATGCACGACCCGAGGTCGTCGAACACATCGCCAACGATCTTGGTCTGCCGGTCAAGGGTGGCGAGGAGTTCGTCACTCGCCGCCGCACATCGGGGCGCTTCTCCTGGGAGGAGCATCTGCAGCTGGCGTTGCTGTCGCTGCAGTACGGTCACATGTTCTTCGAGCAGGTGTACACCGTCGGCGACGACGGCCGGTTCCACCTCCGCAAGCTGGGACCGCGGATGCCGCGCACGATCTCGGATATCAAGATCGCCCGCGATGGCGGCCTCGAGGCGATCGAGCAGTACGGGTTCGGTGTGGACTCGGGGCTGGTGCGTATCCCGGTAGATCGGCTTGTCGCGTACGTCAACGAACGCGAGGGCGGCGACTGGACCGGCAATTCGTTGCTTCGCCCGGCCTACAAGCACTGGCTGATCAAAGATCGGCTGCTGCGGGTGCAGGCACAGACCATCGAACGCAATGGCATGGGCGTCCCGGTGTACGAAGCCGGGGAACGCGACGACCAGGACCAGATCGACAAAGGCGCGAAGATCGCCCAGTCGTACAAGGCTGGTGCGGCGTCCGGCGCCGGACTCCCTGCCGGTGCGCATCTCCGGCTTCTCGGCGTAGAAGGGAATCTGCCGGACGCGAATCCGGCGATCCGCTACCACGATGAGCAGATCGGGCGCGCAGTCCTCGCGCACTTCCTCAACCTGGGCAGCCAAACCGGTTCGTGGGCACTCGGTTCGACGTTCGCCGACTTCTTCGTCCTGTCGTTGCAGACGACGGGTGAGCAGATCGCGTCAACGGCGAACCAGCACATCGTGGAGGACCTCGTCGACGCCAACTGGGGGCCGAATGAACCAGCCCCACGCATCGTTTTCGACGAAATCGGGTCCCGAAAGGACGCCGTTGCGTCCGCACTGAAGCTGCTCGTCGACGCCGGAATCCTCCACACCGACAGATCGCTCGAGGAATCGGTGCGCCAGGACTACGGACTGCCGGCCGCGGACCCGGAAACCACCTCGGATGACGCCGAAACCGCGCCAGGGGAGCAGGAAACGCCGCCTACGCAGCCGAATCCGGCCGAAAACCGGCGCCGAACAGCCGCGCGAGCCCACATCGACCCCGAAGGAGCGATGACACTGTGGTGAACACTCTCGTCACCCACGACGAACTACTCAGAGCCGCCGCAACAGCTGCTCTCGAGGGCAAACTCGTCGGATTCGTCTCACATCGCGAAACGCTCAACGGGTTTGCGGTCAAAGCGGTCGCCGATCTGATCGGCATCGAGAACTGCGCCCGAATCACCAACTCTGTCAGCCGCCGATCGATCGAAACCGTGTCCGGCGGCCGAATCCACTTCCTCCACGCATCGATGACTGGGGGCCGAGGCCTCAGCGTGGAGTTGCTCTGCCTGCAGGGTGCCAACCACTTCAGCGAAGACGTCATGTCCTCCCTCATCTGGACCACCACCGCGCACAGCGCCCCAATCCTCGAGACGGAGGAGCCATGACCATCACCCAGCCGGGCCGATCACTACGCCCGAAGGCGCTGAAACCGTCCGACGCACAGTGGTTCCGCATCCGAAACGAGGCCGACGAGCCCGTTGAGGTGCTGATCTACGACGTCATCGACTCCTGGTTCGGAGTGTCGGCGGAACAATTCGCGCGTGAACTCGCCGAAATCGACGCCGACGCGATCACCGTCCGAATCAACAGCCCCGGCGGCGACGTCTTCGACGGCATCGCGATCCTCAACTCACTCCGCGGCCACAAAGCCCGAATCACCACCGTGGTCGACGGACTCGCAGCCTCGGCGGCCAGCTTCATCGCCATGGCCGGCGACGAAATCATCATGAACCGCAACAGCGAACTGATGATTCACGACGCCTCCGGCATGGCCGTCGGTAATGCCGCCACGATGACCGAGATGGCCGAGATGCTCAACCGGGTCTCGGACAACATCGCCTCGATCTACGCCGAACGCACCGGAACTGACGCCCATGAGTGGCGCGACCGGATGCGCGACGAGGTCTGGTACTCCGCCGACGAGGCCGTCGAAGTCGGACTTGCCGACCGTGTCGACGGTGAATCGGAAGCGAAGGCGACCAACCGATTCGACCTGTCGATCTTCAACTACGCGGGCCGAGGTCAGGCCCCGTCACCGACTCCTCTCGCTGCCACAAGGGCGCCAGAGGTCCAAGGAAAGGAGGCCACCACGATGGCCACCCTGAATGAAGGCCTCGCGGAGCGCCTCGGTATTCCTGCCGACGCCGACGACGAGACCGTCCTGTCCGCGCTCGACGAAGCTCTCGCCGAGCGTGCCGCCGACAAGGAAGAGGGGCAGCGGCCCGCCGCGACACTGCCTGACGGTGTCGTCGCGATCGACGCAGCCACCCTCGACGAACTGCGTGCCGCCGCCCAGCGTGGTACCGAGGCACGTGCCCAGCAGGAGCGCGACGGCCGGATCTCGGCTGTCGACAACGCCGTTCGCACCGGCCGGATCTCCCCGGCGCAGCGCGACGCGTGGCTCAACCGCCTCGAGGCGGACCCGAGCGAGGTGACCGTGCTCGACAACCTCGCACCTGTGTACCCGGTCGACAACGAGCTCGGCCACGCCGCACACCCCACCAACGACGACGGTGACTCGGTCTACGAGTCGCTGTTCGGGAAGGAGGCCTGAGTCATGGCTGAATACGCACCCATCTACAAGCCGGGACGCGAGATCACCCGCACCACCTCTGCCGCGGTAACGGCAGGCCAGGTTGTGATCGTGTCGGGCAACGACACCGTCGCACCATCCTCGGCGTCGAGTGCCGCATGGCTCGGTGTCGCAGCCCACGACGCCGCGTCCGGAGACAAGGTGACCGTCACCGTCGGTGGCGTTCACGAACTCGCCGCATCCGGCGCCATCGCGGCCGGTGCCGCGGTCATCCCAGCCGCAGCCGGCGCCGTCGCGACGATCGGCTCGGAAACCAACTACGCCAGCGTCGTCGGCGTCGCCCTCTCGGCGGCGGCCAGCGGCAAGGTCAAGGTCCTCGTCCGATAACGGGCGGAACAAGAAAGGAAGGCAGACATGCCCATTCACTATCCGCCCGCTCAGCCGACGATCTCGGGCGACAATGTCACCATCAGCCGGTTCCTCAAGGACCCGACCCTGGTGGCCCGACGACTCCGCACCCTCGCCGAGCAGCGGTTCATCGCAGATGTCCTGCTGTCGGCTCGGCTGACGACCGAATCCGGCTCGGTGCTCTACGAGACCGGAGAATCGATCTACTCCGACCGGGCACCCGAAGCGGTGACACCGGGGTCGGAGTACCCGCTGACCACCATCGGCACCGGTGATGCGCAGCTCGCCAAGACGGTGAAGTGGGGTCGGGACGCCGAGATCACCGATGAGTCGATCTCGCGTCAGAAGATCGATCCGGTCAACCGTGCGCTGACCAAACTGGTCAACAACACGGTCAAGACGATCGACTCGGTGGCCCTGGCTGCGATTGCGTCGACCGTGACGCAGACGACCGCAGCATCGGCATCGTGGGCAACCGGCACCCCGAACATTCTGCGGGATGTGCTGCGTGCTGTCGCCAACATCCGGGCACTCAACGAAGGATTCGAGGCGGACACTCTCGTCGTCGACGACCTCACCTACGCGAACATCATGAGCGACGAGAAGTTTGCTCAGTTGATCGCTCGTGAGTCGAAGGATTCGCCGGTCTACAACGGGACATTCCCGGTGATCGCGAACCTGCGCGTCCTGCCGACACCGAATCTGCCGACCGCCGGCGTGGCGATGGTGGTCGACTCCACCCAACTCGGCGGCATGGCCGACGAGAACATCGGCGGACCCGGCTACGTGTCGGCCGAGGGTGTGGGCATCCAGGCCAAGACGATCCGTAAGGACGACGAGGACAAGTGGCGCATCCGTGCCCGTCGCGTCACCGTGCCGGTCGTCCTCGAGCCGAAGGCTGCATGGAAGATCACCGGGGTGGCGGCATGAGTTACACCGTGATCGGAGCGCTGGTGATCGCAGCCGACCCGGAGGGAAAGCTGAAGTATCACTATCAGGGCGCCCAGATCGAGTACCTGTCGGACGAGGATGCTGAACGGTTCCTCGACGATGGACTGGTCGTCGACAACGGCGAGCCCAAGGCTCTGGACGTCGGGGATGACAACTCCCCGGCCGGCGTCGACGGTGACAAGCCACCCAAGACCGCATCCAAGGATGCGTGGGTGGAGTATGCCGTCGCCAAGGGTATGTCCCGTGAGGAAGCGGAAGAGGCCACCCGCGCCGACCTGATCCAGGCGCTCGGCTGATCCATGGCCTACGCGAGTCAGGCAAGTCTTGCAGCGCAGTGGCGCCCACTCTCCATCACGGAGCAGGTGCGCGCCACTGCGTTGTTCGACATGGCCGCAATCTTGATCGACCGGCACGTCGCGCTCGACGGCCTCCCTGAGGAACACCCGCAGGTGCGTGTGGCGAAGCAGGTGTCGATCGAGATGGTTCGCGAGGCGTTGGCAGCCGCGGAACGCAGCGGTGGCGTGTCCTCGTACTCCATCCAACTCGACGGCGGGGTTGATTCGCGCACCTACCGTGACGGCGACTACGCTGCCACCGTCACCCTGACTGCCGACATGCTCAGCCTGTTCGGACTCTCGGGCAGCGGACAGTCCCCGGTCGGATCGTTTGGAGACTGCTGACGTGGATCGGCTCACCAGGTTCTACACCCAGCCGGTCGTCGTCGAGCGGTACGTGGGCCGCACCACGAAGGGTCCGACGTACGCGGCGCAGGTGACGGAGCTCGGCAAGGTGCGCCCCGAAGCTCGGCTCGTCACGACATCAGACGGTCGCGAGGTCACCACGATCGCGACGATCCAATTCTCATCAACGATTGCAGCCATCCCGGCCGAATCCCGGATCACGCTGCCTGCGAAGTTCGGTGGGCGCCGCGGCAAGGTCGCGGCCGAGTCCCTGCATGACGCGGGGATCGGCCTCGCGTACTACGAGATTCACGTCGAAGGGGGTGCGTGATGCCGACGTCGTGGACAGGCCCAGAGAACACCCATGCTGCTCGACATCGAGCGTTGTCCCGTCTCGGTGACATGGCGCTCGATGATGCGACGGCTCGGGCGCCGAAGCTTGACCGCGATCTCGTCAACTCAGCGAAAGCCGACTTCGTCGACGACGACACCGTGCGGATCTCGTTCGGCACCGACTATGCGGTGAAACAGAACTTCAAGGACATGGACCACCCGAATGGCGGGGAGCGCTTCTTCCTGAACAGCGCGATGGACGATCTGCGTCCGAGGATCGAGCAGGTACTCGCCGACGAGCTACGTCAGGCCTTCGGTAGCTGATGACACCGCCGACAAGCTCCGAGGTGATCGACGCCTTGGGGCAGTATCTCGCTGCCCGCGATCTGGTGCAATACTCGCCCGACGAGGTGCTCGTCGAGGGCAATGTGCCCGCGTTCATCGACGGCTCGCTACCCCCGGACCCCGACACGGCGCTCGCGGCGATCGTGGTGCGCGACAACCGGGAACGCGACCCCGACAACCCCGACATCGACGTACGGCTACGCGGCCGTACCGCGCTCGGGGCAACCAAGTCTGCGGACGACGTCATGGACGACCTGTACACGGTGCTGCACGTCCCTGATCACGTTGTGCGCTCTGAAGTTTGGCCCGGAGGCGTCCGGGTTCTAGACGTCCGCCGGGTCGTGCGGGCGCTGTCCTTCGAGGACGCGAACGGTCGCCGCGTGCGTGCCGACGACTACCGGATAACCCTCAACCCGAAAGTGAGTGAATGATGGCTGTTCTCAACCATCCGGACACCTCGAATCTGGACGTAACCCTTGCACGGCACTGGGCGGTCCAGGTGCGCCTGTCCGCTTCCGATCCCTGGACGTTCGTTCAGGGCATCACCTCCGTGTCGCCGAACATGGGCGACAAGTCCCGCCAGGACGGCGGCGACATTCACGGCGGCAACTACACCGGCCAGGTCGCCACCGAGGCGTCGTGGTCGCTGGAGCTCGCGTTGCAGCGCAAACTGAACGCGGGTGTCCCGGATCCCGGCGTGGAGATCCTGCGGTCGCGTCAGGGCAAGCTCGGCGGCGAGGAGCTGGTGCACGTCCGGTTCTGGCGCACGGACGCGATCCCGGAGTCCTACCAGGGCCGCGCGGGCGTGACTTTCGCGAATGCCGCCGGCGACAAGGCTGCGCTGTTCGGTGCGACGGTCACCCTGACCGGATATCAGGGTTACACCGAACCCGCGAAGCCATCCGATACCGAGACTGCGACCAGCATCGTGGTGTCGCCGTCGGAGGCGACTGTGGCGGTGGGGGGCAAGCTGCAACTCATCGCAACCGACAACACCGGTGCCGTGCGCACCGGCGACGTCGTCTGGTCGTCGGGTGGTGCGGCGCTCACTGTCACCTCAGGTGGCCTGGTCACCGGCGTCTCCGAGGATGTCGAGACCATCACCGCAACCCTGGGTGCCCACACCGACACCTGCGAAGTGACCGTCGGCGACGGCACTCCGTAATTCGGTGGTCGACCAGTTCGATGAGTGGCTCGACTCCGGACTCACCTTCCCGTATCGGGGGGTGGAGTACCGGGTCGAGCCGCCGTCGGCACTGACGGTTCTCACCCTGCACCGCACGCGCACGGACGGCCACCTGAACGACGGTGTCGAACGCGATGCGGTGCAACGAATCCTGGGTGCAACATGGGACGCGATGGTCGCTGACGGCGTCCCTGCGACCGCCGTCCTGCATATCGGGCGGACCGCCCTGACTCACTACCTCGACTCCGCTGAGAGTGCGCGACTCACGTGGAAATTCGAGTCCACACCAGAGAAGCCGGCTGCGGAGAAACGGGACGGCCCGTCGATCAAGGGCGTGGATCCTGACGACAGCGTCGACCCACCCGGCACGATCAACGAGTACGACCCCGGCGGCGGCCCGTACATCCCGGACATGGGAATTCGGGTGTGGGCGTATCCGATGGAGTACGCCCCCGCATTCCAGAAGCGCCCCGACACCGACGCCCCCACCTGGACCGAACTGTTCGAGGTTTGGGATGCCGTCGACATCGACTTTCAAACCCTTCTGCGGATCGACCTCGCCCCAACCTGGCTCGAATCCGTTCCGTGGCAACGGTTCTCTGTGCGGCTCGCTGTGATTCTCGGCGACCAGTCGTCTTTGACTCGACGTCTCCTCACTGCGCGAAAGGCGGTCAACGGTGGCAACTCAGTACGATGACCTCGCAGCACGGTTCGATCCGGACCTGTATCTGCGGATCGATGGCGTCGTGTACCGGGTGGCCGCGGTCGACATCGAGGAGGCGCAGCGCCTCTCCGATCTGATCTGGGGTCCGGGCCGCTTCGAGCTCGGCCCGCTCGAGGAGATGCGCGAGTGCGAGAGGATCTTGCAACGCGTCCCCCATGATGGTCAGGCGTCGGCGTGGGATGCGATGACAGCGAACAATATTCCGGGCCGATGGGTGTATCACGCCGGCCGGACTGCGCTCATCCACTTCGGATCCGGGCCGCAGGGCGCCGAACTCGGTAACGGACACTGGCGTCTCGCGGATCTGTCGACACGCATCGATGTGGCGAAGCTACTGGAGACATTGGTGGCTGAGCAGCGCGAGGCTGCCTGATGGCCGAGAAGGTCGCAGACCTCTACGCCGATCTGTCGATCCGGGGCGATGACTTCGATGACCGACTGAAGTCGGCGCGCACCGGACTTGATCAGCTCGGCAAGTCGGCAGATCAGTCGTCGGAGCGCGTACGGCAGTCGGCGATTCGGTCGGCGAACGCGTACGAGCGTGTCCGGACCGAGGTGGACAAGGCGGCGAAGGCTCAGCGTGACGCGTCGCAGAAGGCGACTGATGCTGCCGAGCGCGAGAAGATCGCGATCGAGCGCCTCGCGGATGCTGAACGCAAGCATGGGCAGATGTCGGCCGAGGTGATCCGCGCGCAGAAGCGGGTGACGGACGCGCACAAGGATGTGGAGCGCACCGCGAAGGCCGCGGAGAAGGCCACCGACCAGTTGACGGTGAAGCAGCGGCAGTCGGCGAAGGCGGCGTCGGACGCAGCGCAGGAGATGCGCAAGGCCGGTGATGCGATGAGTGACGCGCTCCCGGACGGCAAGAAGCTCGACGGCGCGATGGGCAAGCTCGGCCAGTTGGGTGAGAAGGGTTCGGAGGTAGGCGGCAACTTCGGCGGGTCATTCATGGCCGGGTTCGCCCCGAAGATCGCGAATCTCGGATCGAAGGGCGGCCCGATTGGCGCTGCGGTCGCCGGGGTTGCGGTCATCGGCCTGGCTGCGGGTGCTCTGTTGGCGCAGTCGATCAGCGAAGGCGCACAACGGCAATCCGATCAGAACCTCATCCAGGCGCAACTCGGACTGGACGAGGCAACGACCGCACGTCTCGGCAAGGCTGCGTCCGAGGCGTACATGAACAACTTCGGCGCCACGGTCGTCGAGAATATGGATGCGATCCGTGCGGCGATGCAGTCGGGTCTGATCCCGCGTGACGCCGGCCAGGGCGAGATGCAGAAGGTGGCCGAGCAGTTGTCGACGGTCGCCGCGATCATGGGCGAGGACATCCCGTCGGTCGCTCGAGCGGCGGGCCAGGCCGTCAAGACCGGAATGGCGAAAGACGCCGCCGGGGCGATGGATCTCCTCGTGTCGGCGACGCAACGCGGCCTGAACATCTCCGACGACCTTCTCGACACACTCAACGAGTACGGCACTCAGTTCCGCAAGGTCGGCCTGGACGGCACCGACGCGATGGGCCTGATCGCACAGGCAGTGCAGAATGGTGCGCGAGATACCGATGTGGCCGCGGACGCGATCAAGGAATTCGCGCTCCGTGTGACCGACGGTTCGGAGTCGACGTCGACCGCGCTGCAGGGCTTGGGGCTCAACGTCTCTGAGATCACGACCGCGCTCGCGGAGGGCGGCGAGCCGGCCAAGGCGGGCCTCGACTCGATCCTCGACAAGCTGCGGGAGATGCCGCCCTCTGTCGAGAAGAACCAGATCGCCGCTGCGCTGTTCGGTACCCAGTGGGAGGACTTGGGCGCGGCGTTCGATCACTTCGACCTGTCGACTGCGCGCAATGAGCTCGGCCAGACCGCGGGGGCTGCCGACAATGCGGCTAAGACGATGGCCGACGGTCCACAGGCTGCGATCCAGCAGACTCGGCGGGTCATCGAGGAGTCGACGAGCCAGATCAAGCTGGCGATGGCCGAGGCGTTCGGTCCGGCCGCACAGGACATCGCGAATGGCCTGATGGAGAACAAGGACCAGATCGTCGCGATCTTCGCAGACATGGTGTCGGGCGCACTCACGATGGGGGTCGCGGTGGGGAACGTCGCAGCCGGCCTACTGCATGTGTGGGGGTCGACAGCGGGCGAGTTGGCCGAGCTGGTCGGTGAGCTGGTCGGGACGATGGGGGCTGCTGCTGAAGCGGTCGGCGGGGTGATCTCGAAGATCCCCGGCATGGGGTCGGTGGGTGACACGTTGAAGTCTGCTGGCGAGTCGGCGCAGACCGCGGCGGCCGGGATGGTCCAGATGGGCGACGGTGCCCACGCGGCAGCGAACTTCATTGCAGACGAGCTGGTTCCGGGGATGGCAACCGCGCGTGACCGAGTGAATGAGGCCGGTGACGCAGCCCGTACGTCGGCCGCGGGGATGGACGTTCTACGGAACTCGGTGGTCGCGATCCCGGACGCCAAGACGATCATCATCTCCGACACGTCGCCGGAGGCGAAGTCGCGACTGGAAGCCCTCGGCTACACCGTGACGACACTGCCCGACGGCTCGGTGAAGGTGGTCGCAAATACCGCCGATGCCGAAGCGCGAATCCGAGACCTCGAGAAGGATGGGGAGAAGTGGATCAACATCCGTACCCGGGAGGATCAGACCGCCTACTACTACCGTGTGCTGGATGCGTACAAGACCCAGCAAGCCGACGGGGCAGTGCGGATTCCGGCATACGCCGATGGGAAGGTGCCAGATCAGGCGGTCATCCAGAAGGCCGACCCGCGCGGCGGCCTGATCCAGTGGGCTGAGCCGGAAACTGAGGGCGAGGCATTCATTCCGCTCGCCCCGTCGAAGCGGAGGCGGTCGACGTCGATCCTCGCGGATGTGGCGGACCGATTCGGATTCAAGCTGTTTCGTGCGATGGCAGACGGCGGCTACGGTCTGCCAGCCGGATCGTCGGGCGGCTTCCCTGACTGGGTGACCGCGCTCGGAGCGAAGTACGGCGTCACCCCGAGCACCTATGCCGGACATCAGGAGTCGAACCGCAGCGAGGCGGGTTTCGCGCCGAATCCGCAAGGGCTCAACCGCGGTATCGACTGGAACGGTTCGACCGCAAACTTGCGGAGCATGGCCGAGGCGCTGATGGCGCAGGCCCCCAACGATCCGGCGATCGAGCAGGTCATCTTCCAGGACCCCGAGACGGGGAAGAAGTACGGCTGGGCTGGACGGCAGGATGTGTCGAACACTGGCTACTACGACGACGACTACCCCCGCCACCAGAACCATGCCCACACGCGGTTCAACGCGCAGGTCGGCGCCTCGTCGGGCACCCCTGCGGCCAGTGCGTCGACGCTCAAGGACATCACTCTCGACGCGAACAGCACGCGAGATGACGTGGCGCGCAAGATCATCGCCGAAGGGCGTAAGCGCGGCTACACGGACGCCGAGATTCAGGCGTTCCTCGCGACCGCGTTGCAGGAATCGAATCTGTCACCCGGCGCGGTCGGTGGTGGCGGTGCGTGGCATGGAGTGTTTCAGCAGGACACGTCCTACCCCGGCCGCGATGACCCGAACCAGAACATTGCCGCGTTCTACGACCGGATGGATGAGAAGAAGAAGTCCGGCGGCTGGTCGGATGATCCGTACAAGAACGCGTTCTGGCTACAGCAGGCGCCCGGCAACGCGTCGGCCGATGCCGCGTATTCCGGTGGCCGCCGGGGCTACTACGACGAGATCAAGTCGAAGGATGCCGAGGCCGCGGCGCTTATGTCGTCGCTGGGTCCGTCGGTCGGCACCATCAACGGCGGCGACACAAACCTCACGATGAACGGGTCCGGATCGGGGGCCGCGCAGAACGTGTACGTCACCGGTGGTCGCCTCGATTCGGTCGGATCGTCGACGACGACGAGCACGCCGCCCGCCGACGACACAACGACCGCGCCGAAGGTCGACGAGGGCGCGTCGGCGAAGAAGCCCGACGGCGTCGACGTGAACCTCGAATCACCCATCAAGCCATGGTGGATCCCCGAGCAGACCGTGAAGAAGTACGCCTTCGGTGACGTCCGCGACGGACACTCGCCAGAGATGGTGAGACCGGGTGACTACCGGCTGTGGGGTGAGCCCGAATCCGGTGGTGAGTCCTACATTCCGCATTCGCCGGCCAAGCGTGCACGTGCGCTCGCGTTGTGGGCGAAGACGGGCCGCATCCTCGGAGTGAAGGGTTTCGCGTCGGGCGGTTTCGGCGGGTACACGGCGGACACGACAGACGCGGCGGCGCCTGCGAACCTGTACGACCTGCTCGCTCTCGGTGTCGGTGCGGGGTTCACGGCGTATGGCGCGATCAGTCCGTATGTCGGTATGGCAACGAGTGGCCAGGTGTCGCTGGATTCGCTGGTGCCGCAAATTGACACCTCAGCCAACGATGCGGCGATCGTCTCCCAGATCACCGGAAACATCGCGAGCCAACTGGAGAAATACCTCCCCGAGCTGCTGCGCGCGCTCAAGGAGAACAAGCCGATCCGCGGTGGATTCGGTGACGCGGGCGCCACCCCGGCTGGCCTGACGATGATGAGATTGGGGCAGTAGTGGGTGCGTTGGACTTCAGACTCACCTCGGGTGCATACGTCGCGAACTTCGATGACCCAGCGTGCCCACTCCGTCTGGGCGACACCCCGTCTGGGCTAGGCGGTGCTGAGGCGGACTTCTACGACATCGAGGGCGCCGGCCAGGACGGTGTCACGTTCCTGGCGATGATGAACAAGCCGAACCTCATCGGCTGCAAAGTGCGGTTCGGTCCGCTGCTGAACGATGAGCCAATCAAGGGCGACTATGCGGTGTCGCTGTACACGGCGTGGCGGGACGCGATCGGCCGCGGCAAGAGGATCTCCCGCTTCACCGCGGTCAACTCGGGGCGGTTCCAGGATGTGCGCGTGGTGCCGTCGTCCTTGCCTCCGATGAACCTGCGGGATGTCTACAACGTCGGCTTCTGCGAGGAGCTGATTACGTTCCGGTCGGACGAATCGTGGTGGCGGCGCCATCCGCTCGAGTACGAGTTCACCGCGGCAGAGTTCGCGGGCGCCGAGATCGAGAACCACGGCGACGTCGAGTCGTGGGCGTGGTTCGAGTTCACCGGGCCGATTACGAATCCAGTGCTGGGCGTGGGCGACGAGGCGATCACGATCCCCCTCACGGTCGCATCAGGCGAGAAGCTGACCATTAACACCGACCGTGACTTGTTCGAGGTCACCGACAACGCTGGTGTCGATCGGGCGTGGATTGGTGATCGGTGGCGGCAGAAGGTGTCGACATCTGAGGATGCTGGCGGACCCGTGTCCCTCAACGTGTCTGGGTCGGGAACCTCGGGCGTGACACGCCTGAAAGTCATTGTGCCGCAACTCTACGAGCGGGCGATCTAGGGATGCCGCCCTACGCACCTGGGTACGCACAGCCGTACTCGGGAGATGTCCAACCCTTCGATATCGAGATCGGCGTCCGCGATAACCCGCTCATCAACTGGCGGCCCATCGGTAACTACTCCGAGGCGGCGTTCACGTGGACGTGGGGGCTTGAGGCCGGCGGGTTCGCGTTCACCTTGCGCACAGATCACCCCGTCAACGCGCTGATCGCCGACACTGGCATCAAGCGCAAGGCGTACCACGTGCGGGCCAGCTACAACGGGGTCCCGTTCACTGGTCGAATCATGAAGCGCCGCATCATCGGACGACCCGGTGCCGAACGCTTCCTCTACGAGGGTGTCGACTACAAGTACTGGATCTGCCGGTTCCTGTGCTGGGTGAACCCGCTGTTCCCGCCGGAGATTCAGATCGCGCTGACGGGCAAGCAGGCGATGGCGTTCGGTCCGCCAGACCCGGTGCTCAAGTACTTCGTGTCGCAGAACATGATTCGGTTGAACCGGCCCGTGTACTGCGCGCTCCCGATCCGCTGGCCGGATTCATGGACGCAGCCTGACGTCGCGGACATCGACAGCCTCGATGATCTACTCGATCTAATCTTCGACGCGACCGAGGACATTGTTGCGATCCAGACGCGGTTCACTCCGGGGGATGAGGCGTTCGCGCAGACTGTGGACTCCCTGGAGATGGGGGTGTCGTGCAATCTGTGGGACGGTCGCGGAACCTCGCCGGAACTGTTCAACACGGACAGCCTGGCGAGTTTGCAATCGATCATCGACTACAGCTCCGACCACTTCCTCGACCTGTCTCAACTGCTCAACCCGATCAACGACGGTCTGTACTCGCTCGAGGCGGACCGGGCGTGCTACGTGTTCAACACCCACGACAAACGCGACAACCGCAAGACCGAGTGGGCGACCGACGGCACCCAGATCGACACCTATGAGTTCGCTGAGGCGCACGCTGATGCCACCGATGCGGTGGTGGGCGGAAAGAGCCCCTCACTTGTTAATGACCTCATAGAAATCGGAGCCAACCTGGCGATCGCAGCGCTCGTAACGGCGATTTCGTTCATTCCAGGAATGGCTGGCATCGGCGGTTTGTCGGTGACGGTGGGTGACTTGTTCGACGACATCTTCTTTGCCTACCAACGGTTCTGGGATCAGGATCTAGAAGATGACATCGGGGTGGATGATGCATTCGCGGAGGTGTTCGCCGACAACACCGCGGCCTGGTCGATCGATGCGTACAGCGTTGGCCAGAAGGCGCTGAAGGATCATGGCGGGTCGGAGGAGTTGACCATCAACACGATCGCGTACGGCCCGACGGGTAAGGGCATCGTGTTCGGTGTCGATGACGGTTCGCCGCGGCGGTTCCAGGTCGGTGACCGGATGAACTTTTGGGATCGCGGGAACACGGTTGAGCAGTACGCGTCGAAGGTGACGATCGCTGACGGCAATGACCGGATGCTGCAGCAGCTCACTCTCGGAAACGACAAGCGACTCAAGGGACCCTGGGATCGCGCGCTCGCCGGTCTTGGTCGTGCGAGCGCCGCACTCAACGGCATCGCGAACAGCACCAGCTAGAAACCTCATCTATCTACCCCGCGCGTCGTCTCGGTGTCGGGGTGTCCGTCATGCCTGAAGGAGGCATCATTATGGCCGATTACGGCATCACCAACAGAATCCCGGCTGGCACGAATGGTCGCCGTTCTCGAACCAGTTTCGTTGCGATCCACACGCAGGAGGGTGGCAGTGGTGACGCTGTCGGTCTCGCGAATTACTGTGCGGGTGCGGGGGTCTCGTACAACGTGGCGTGCGACGACGAGCGCACGGTGCAGATGGTGGAACCGGCGAACGCACCGTGGGCGGCTGTGAACGCTAACGGTGTCGCCTACCACATCTGCGGTGCGGGAACGTACGCGTCGTGGTCACGGAATCGTTGGCTGTCCAAGGATGCATCTGACGGCCTCGACGAGGACAAGATGCTGTGGCGCATGGCGAAAGCCGCTGCCGCCGCGTGCAAGGACTTCGGTGTGCCGGTCCGCAAGGTCGGCGCCAACTCGTACTCCGACGGCAACTGGCCGACGGCCAACGGTATCTGTGGTCACGTCGCTTTCGGGTCGCAGGGCGGCGGTCATCACGACCCCGGCCTCAACTTCCCGTGGGATGTGTTCGTTGAGCGCGTGAACTCCTACCTCGCACCGAAGGTCGTCCCGAACCTGATCGACGCCGAGGCGAAGGTGGCTGCCGCGTGGATCGGTAAGCGCATCACCAGCGGCGAGGCGTCGATCAGGCAGAACGGCAAGAAGATCGGCGCGTTCGCCAAGTTCGAGAACGGGCACATCTACTGGCGCAACGGTGCGAACGCCGCCTACGCCATCCCGGCCGGCGGCCTGTTCGAGGCGTACGCCGAACGCGACTGGGAGGCGGGTGCGCTCGGTTTCCCGGTCCTGCGTCACGAGGTGCACGCGTGGGGCGGTAACCAGTGCTTCGAGGGTGGCGTCCTTTTCGTCCCGAAGGGTGGTCCGGCTGCCGGGTTTCTCGTGCATGGCGCGATCGGCAAGAAGTACGCCGCGATGGGCTGGGAGACGGGCCGTCTCGGGTTGCCGACGTCGGATGAGCAGCCGGTCGCGGGGACGGACAACATCGTGCAGTTCTTCGAGCACGGCGATCTGCGGTGGTCGCCGTCCGGCGTCATCGTCAACCTCACAGGAAAGCAGGCATGACCATGAGCATCTTCGATCCCGCGCGCCGCGCGTACGTTCACTTTGTTTCCATCGCTGTCGTAGCGGTGCTGGCGACCATCACCGTCGCGGGCAGTTCGTGGCTGCCACTGATCCCGGCTGCCGTCGTCGCGGCATTCGATCTCGCTGTGGCGGTGAAGAACTCGTCCGGTGTTGCGCAGGCCGTGTATGGTCTCGCTCTCGTCGCACAGCCCATCGGCCTTGCGGTGCAGTTCGGTACTGACCAGCAGTGGGGTGCGGCTCTCGCGCTCCTGGCGGCAATCCTTGGTGGTGGTCTCGCAGCGGGCCGCGCACCGATGCCGGGTACCACTGTGGTGGCTGGCACTGAGTACGGGTACGGGCATATCGGCGACCTGGGCAGCAGCAGCAGCGGCTACGTCGGCGAGTACCGCGAGGACGCTGCGGAGTGATTGGCACCCGCATACAGGCGGCTGCGATGGGGACCGGACAGGTCACCGTCGGCTCCCTGTATGGCATGGCCCCTGAGGAGCTGCTGCGGCGACCGCTGCAGCCTGGCCAGGTGTCGGCGGTGGTGTGGATCGAGGGATTCGGACCTGTATGGATGTCGCTGTTCGTGGCGTCGGGCATCTGGCTCCTCTCGGCCGCTGTGCGCCGCAAAGGATTCGTGCGGGCGCACCTCGCGTCATGCGGTGCGTGGGCGTTCTACTCCGGATGCATCCTCTACTCAGCGCTGCTGACCGAGCCACCTGTTCCGGTGATCGCGGGAACGGTTGCTGGTATTGTTGCGCTGCTCAATATCGCGATCGCGCGCGGTGATGCCGAGCGGGGTCATCGGTGAACCCGGAGCTGATTGCGGCTCTCGGTGGTCTGACTACGGCCACGGGAGCGGTGATCACGGGTATCTTCGCGACCCGCTCGAAGGTGAAGCTCGATGACATTGCGCGGCTGCATAAGCGGATCGGTGAGCTCGAGCAGGATCTCGTTGACGAGCGTGCCGCGCGTGAATCTGACGGTGCGGCGAATCGCACCAAGCACACCGCGATGATCGCCGACTATGAGGCGCAGATCGCCGCCTTGGGTGATCGGCTCCGCCAGCGTGATCAGACGATCAACCACCTCGATCGGGTGGTGCTCGCGCTGCGTACCTATGTCGCGCGTGCGCGGCGGACGTTGGTCGGTGCTGGTGTGGAGCCACCGGAATCCGTTGAGGGGATGGACGAATGACTTCGTATCTGCTCGTTGCGCGCGGGATTGGCGAGGATCTGAAGCGGAATCTGCTGTCGCAGTTGGCTGCCCAGGTGCCGCACGCCGAACGCATCGATATCGACTGGTTGGCTTCGTACGCTGTCTCGAATCCGCAACGCTCACTGACCGGTCCGGACTTCGCGACGTCGCTGGCAGACCTCGATCGCAAGCTGACGGCGACCGTCGAGCGTCTGATCCGGATTGACACGCCGGCGCGCATCGTCATGGCGGGGTACTCGGGTGGCGCTGCCGGCGTTGGTGATTGGCTGGCGGCGAAGTGGCCGCGGTACCCGGAGGTGAAGGCGGCGGTCCTGGTGGCCGATCCGTTCCAGCCGCTCGGTGTCGCACCGAATGGTACCTACGGCCTCGGGCATGTCGACGGTCGCAAGGGACGCCCGATCACCGAGTTCGGTCCGGTCCGGTGGGTGTTCGACGAGCGCGACAAAATCTGCTGCTGCGAGGATGACTCGCCGCTACGTCCGTTGGCGTTCGCGTCGGCGCGCATGTCGCTGGGTGATCCGGTGGCGTGGGCTGCCGAGACGTTGCCGTCGTTGCAGTCGCGGAAGGTCCGCGCGGATCTCCTCAAGCAGCTCGGTGTGCCGTGGTGGAATCTCGCGGCTTGGGCGAAGTTCCCGCGCGCACTCCGCGACGTGCAGAACTATCTCGGCGTCGACTTGCAAGGCCGCCGGATCTTCTGCACCCACACCGACGCCTACACGCAGGTGCGGGATTCGCAGGGCCGCACCAAGTTGCAGGCCGCGGGTGAGTGGTTGCGGGGTGTGGCCTGATGGCGGTCCGAATCCCTGGCGGTCGGAAGCCGGGTGTGAATCAGCCGACGATGGAGGATCTGTACTCGATCTTCCTGAACGCGATGGTCGTTGCGCCGCTGGCTCGGCTGATTGCGCCGAAGTTGGGTCTCGATCCGGCCGACTTCGACACCATTGAGGAGATCGAGGATCTGTTCCCAGATTGGGAGGACGTCCTCGGGTTCGACGTCGAGGCGTTGCGAGATGCGTTGGAAGGCAACTACACCGGCGCTGACGAATTTCTGCTCGGCATTCAGACTTTTCTCGCGCCACTGCGGCGCTTCTTGCAGATCACAACGGGAGCGACGGATGGGGCGGGCGCAACCCCATCGCAGGTGACGGCGTTCTTCGACAACTGGAAACTGTGGTTGCAGGGCAATCCGATCGGTTCGGACCCGGCGGGCTTTTTCACTGGTCTCGCGAATGTCGGCCAGAACATCATCGACGCGCTTTTGACAGGCTACACAGGTTCTCCCACGACGGGTTCGGCGGTGGAGCTTGAGGTTGCGGCTTCTGTTATTGAGAACAGGATCACAGCGCTTGAAGGTGGCGGCACCCTATACACGTGCGGCACGTCGACGACACTTCCGGACCTGTCAGACAAGAGTACGTTCAAAATCTGGATGTGGGCAAGTGGGCCAGGGGAATCCGGCCGATACTTCGCAGCCCGCCAATACACCGCCGCCCAACTAGACGCCATGGGTGTGGACTTGTCCGCAATCGATGTTGTCGTAGGTGCGGGTCACGCCTCCCGCGCTTACAGCACCCCGACGCCCGCCTGTAATCACTCAATGTTCGGCAGCTACGGAACGGGACAGTGGGCCTTGCAGACCTCTGACACAGGATCATTCTTCGTCAACGACCTTGGCATATTCCAGGACGTTCCGGATGGTGTGGAGGGCGCGTGGATAAGCCACACCTTTAACGAATCCATTGGATCGGGCCTCTACCGAGGGGCCGGCGATGGTCGCGTGGTCGTCAGCGGCACCACCAACTACACGCTAGAGGGTCGGGAGGGCGCCCCCGGCGCTTCGAGTTTCCTCGCGGCTGGGGGCACTGGTGGCGTTCATTCGACGACCGGGCATGGCACCGCCGGCGGTTCTGGTGAGGATGCTGACTTGTCGACCGGCGCATACGCGGGCGGCGGGCAGGGCGGGCAGGGCGCAGGCGGTGGCGTCAGTGGCACCACGCCGCGCAATGGCGGCAATGGGGGCGCTGGCGGCTGGCCTGGCGGTGCGCCTGGTGGCCCCGGGCAGCGTGGCCGCTATTTCTTATTCGGCGTCGAATCCGCAGGCGCGAACGGCTATTGGGGGCCTGGATCATCTGGCGGCGTGATCGTGGAGGTGCGGTAATGGATCTTGTCATTGACTCCCTCGGAGGATGGGCATCACAGACCCGCGTGTACTCGGCGTCTGAGTGGCGCGAGACGGACGCAGGCCGTGAGGCCGACGGCTGGATCATCCAATGCATGGATACGGCGCTCGCGGTGGAGCGCATGATCAGGGCTATCCCCGAGGGGGTGCCGAAGCCGGACGTGTCGTCCGCGGTACACCCTGGCCCGACATCCATCTTCCGCGCACGCATCACGCAGGATCGCTCGATGGAGTGGGTGGCCGATGACGACACGTCCGGAACCCCGCCCATGGATGGCGGTGAGGTCACTGTTGAGTCGACCGGCACCACTCGCACCATCCTCATTGACGGTGAGCGGTGGGGCGGGATGCACACCGAGCCGATCTGGCTACCCATGACGGCTGTCGCAATCGACTCAGACGGCGACCCACTCAACGGACTCACCCCGCAATTCCAGTTGCCCGCTGGGACCACCTTCGACCAAGCGCTCGCGCACATCACAGAACAGGAGCAGTGATGCCCGACATCTCCATCACCCTGACACCGGGAGTGGGTGGCTACAACACCACCCACGAACTCACCTTCATCTCCCGCGTCATCAGGGAAGTCGACGGCGCGATCGTCGACGGCATCAGCATCCCTGTCACCTGCAAGAGCGGTGTCCCAAGAACCGTCGTCCTCACCGCAGGGCAGTGGGTCGTCGCCGGACTCCACCAGGGCGGCAACCCCATCGATCGTGTCAGCTTCACCGTCGGCGACACCGACGAAACACTGTGGGATCTCATCGAAGCATCCCTCGCCCTCCCCGACGACACCCCGCTCGAGCAACTCCTCGAAGCCGCCGCGGCAGCAGCAGCAGCGGCCGCCACGAACACCGCGGTCGCCGGCTACATCGGCACGGCCGGCGCGGCCCGCACCGCGGTGGACTCGCGCGTCGAAACGGTAGGGGATGAGCGTTATGCCGCGACCACTGCAACCCCGGTCTCGGTGCTGGACTTCGGTGCCGACCCAACAGCCGGGTCGGACTCGTCCGAGGCGTTCGCTGCGGCGGTGGCGACCGGGCGTCCGGTGTATGTGCCAGCGGGTGCCTACTGGTTCAACGGGGATCCACTCACGGGCGAGAACCTGTCCATCACGGGTGCCGGTAACCAGCTGACCACCATCGGCATCGGTGCCGGGAAGTGGTTCGTCGACGATGACCAGGCGTGGGATACCTTCCGGCTCTCGGGTATCAGGTTCAACGCGGGCGCCGGGATCGTGCGCAACACCCACAGTTCGGGCAACGTGACCGGTCAGCACGTGGTCTCCGATTGCGCGTTCATCGGCTACACCGGGTGCGCAGTCTCCACCGACTCGACGGACTGGCCGTACTGGAAGATCGAGCGCAACATCTTCCAGGGGTCGGCCACATCGATCGGTGTGGCGCTGTCGGGGCTGACCGATGGCACGTCGATTGTCGACAACGCGTTCACCACCAACCGTGTGCACGTGAAGCTGCGGGCGGGCGGCAACAATGCCTACCTCGACCGCAACGACTTCTTGCGGTTCCTGCCGTACGTGGACACACCCCGCATCGATGTGTGGGTGGTGCCGAATCCGTCGTGGGCCAATGCCGGTCCGGGGCTGGTGATCTCACGCGGAAAATTCGGCAACGAGAATCTAAACGCCAACGATCTGCGGATTGTGTACGCCGATGAGGGGTCGGGTGCCTACAACGGTGCCCGGATGCCGGTCCTCGACACGGCGTCGACGGGCTACATCACCGGGCATTCTGTGCGGGATGTCCTCGCCAGCGGCATTGGCGATACCGGTGTGGCGATCCCACTGGTGTTCTCCACGACCCCGAACGTGGTGGGCTGCCAGTTCGGGCCGTACACGCTGGCCGGGGCGACCGGCTACCCGGTGATCCGCTACCTCGATGGCAGCCTGGGCGCGGCACCGGCATCGAATGTGATCCGCAAGCCTGCTGGCCCGTCGACGCCATTGGCTGCTGATCGGCCACGTCGGCCCATCTCGGCGTCCTACCGTCCGCTCGGCGGGGTGAGTAGCGACCTCACCCTCACCGTCGACACCTACGCCACTCTGGGGTCGGCGGGCACATGGCTGGACTGGTCGACCTGGAACGCGTCGACGGCGAAGTTCCGGGTGTGCTCGGGCGTGCTCGCCACCTACCCGTCGACCTCACACGGCTACAACGCCATCAACGGCTTGACCGTCGACAATGGCGCGGGACTGAACAGCTTCGAGATTGAATGCTGGACCAATGCCACCGACTTCCGCGTCCACTACGTGACCAGCGGCAATCATGACGCGTGGGTGCTGGTAGATGACCGGCCCATCTCGGCGCAGAACTGGATTCATCAGGCCGTCACCAACGGCAACGCGACGATCCGTCTGACGCAGGGTTCTGCGGTATGGCGCAAGATCCGTGTCGGACTGGCGAACACACGGTTCATCGCGGTGTCCACGAACTCGGGCGCGGGAATCACCAAGACCCAGCCCGGTTTCCGGCTCGCACTGGTCGCGGCCTCCTACGGGCAGGGCGTGACCACCACAGCGAACGCTGTGTCGTCGGGTTTGTCCGGCCACATCCAGGCATCCAATGCCATCGGGCATCTTGTCCAGCACACCGGCATCGACGTGTACCGGATGGCGTATGTCGGGTCGGGGTATCTGGCGGGCAACGTGATCGGTGCGGACGCCTACTACGGGAGCTCGACGCGCATGGCCGCACTCGATGCGCTCCCCGATGTGGATGCGATTGCGATCTGGTCCACCGGCGGAAATGATCTGGCCGGAGCGAACACCCCGACGGCAACCGTCGCAGAGGCGCAGAAGGTGTGGACCGCGATCCGCGGTATCCGACCTGAGCCGCTGGTGGTGATCGGGCCGTTCCGCACGCTGGGAACCGACGGCTCCAACTACGACGAACTCAATACCCGCATGAAGGCGGCAGCGCTCGCACACCCAGCCGTGGCCGACTATGTCGACCTCCGCGCTGATTCGCCATTCACCGGCACCGGATACGACGGCGCGACGACCGGCGTTGGGAACACTGATCTGATGATCTGCGGCGACGGCATCCACCCCACCCACGTCGGCGCGCAAGTGTATGGCCGCTACCTCGCCCGCAAGATCGGCGAAGCCATGATCCCGACCTAACCTCCGCCCATAACGCGAAATCTGTGACCGCTTCACCCGCACGAGATCGCCCCACCCTCACGTCGAGAGTGGGGCGCTTTTCGTGGCTAGCTGTGCTGTCTCGTGAGGTTGGTGACACGGTGAGCAGAGAGCGGGCGTCGTGGTCGCTCGCTCCGGTCCACACGACGTGGGCGACTCCCGTGCCCTCGACAGACTCGAGTCGATAGGTATAGAATCGACATCGAGATTCCGGCCGCCAACTGGATCTTTCCGAGCCCCGCCGTTCACCCCGGCGGGGTTTCGCTTTGCAATCACTCGCACTCACCGCCGATCATCTCGGCGTGGTGATCGGTAACGCCGAGATCCTAGATGTCATCGAACTGCGTGTAGTCGGGGTGGCTCATGCCGCACCGCCGAACGGGGTCATGGCGGCGTCGACCTCGTTCAGGTCCACGCGCATGACACGAGATCCGTTGCGGTAACCGCGGATTCGCCCGTCGGCGATCATGTTCCGCACAGTGCGATCGGATACGCCGAGGTAGTCGGCAGTGACTTGCAGTGATGCCCACCGCCGTGGGCTAGATGATGGATTGGCCATCAGAATTGCTCCTGGGTATGGAGTGCCGTTCCCCCTTCGGGATTTACGGCTCCAGGCCCACTCGGAGCGTCCGCCAACTCGGTGGCATATGACCTATGCCGAACCTTACACCAACTTCAGTCAGTTTCCCGTTTTGACACACCAGCCAGCACGTCGCGGACGCGAAGATCCGTCCAACTATCGACTATCGCAGCAATACCCGCTAACCTCGAACCATGCCCAACCCCACGCCCAACACCAGCGGCCTCATGGCCGGCGGAACATCCCTCTCCGGCGACGGTACCCACTCGCCGAGGGTCACCATCTCCCTTCCCGCCGACGTCAAAGCCGAGATCGACAGGCGCGCAACAGAAGCCGGGATGGGGACCGCGAAGTACCTCCGACGAATCATCGAGCAGCACCTCACCGCCAGCGCTTGACAGTATCGAGTATTGCGGCAATACTAGTTACATGACCTCCACCGTGTACATCCTCCGCACCGCCACCACCAAGACCAAGCACGCCACCTACGACGAAGCCCGAGCCGCCCAGCTCGCCCACCCCGAAAGACTCGGATCGACGATCACCCGCAAGTGACCACACCGGCCCCGCCCACCAGCGGGGCCGGTTTCGTCGTTTGGGGGTGCTATTTGGGTGGGACTTGGTTCGGTCGAGCGCATCCCCACGTCCACGGATTTCTCGCTTCGGTGCGATAGACGTAAGGCTAAACGTAAGTGATTCTCCAAAAATACCCTCTGACCTGGAGCCGATGACGGGAATCGAACCCGCGTATTCAGCTTGGGAAGCTGTGTTTGGGGGTATGCTTGCGGGGTGTGTGGTGTCAAGTCCAGCCGAAATGTCGCAGGTAGACTGAGTTTTCGACATTCTTGCGTATGCACGGGATATGCTGGTCTAAACGTAAGCGTAAACGTAAGTAGGTGACATGCCCCCGAAGAAGCGCCGCAGAGCCAAAGGTGAAGGCGGACTCCACCAACGCAAAGACGGCATATGGATCGCCCAAGTCCTTCTCCCCGACGGCACCTACTACCAACGCGGACGCAAGAAATACGCCGACGCCGTCACCGAACTCGACAAAATGCGCAAAGACATCGCAGACGGCATCCTCCCCAACGCCGGCCAAATCACCGTCGACGATTGGCTCGAGCACTGGACCGAACACATCGCCAAACCCCGCATCAAGCCAGGGACACTAGCCACCTACCGATCCACCATCAAGCACCAGCTATCCCCGCAACTGGGCAAGAAGAAGCTGGGCAAGCTCACCCCAGCCGACATCCGCGTCATGGTCCGCACAGTCTCCGACGAACACACCACCCGCACCGCGCAAGCCGCATTCAGCGTGCTCTCCAAGGCACTCGGGGATGCGGTCAAGGATGGGAAGCTCTCCCATAATCCGTGTGACCGGATGGACCGTCCCAAAGCGCTGTCCACTCAACGCCAGCCACTTACCGCAGACCAGGCGCGCACCCTGCTACTGCACATTGCCGCCCACGGAACCGCCGCATCCATCGCACGCTGGTCCATCTCACTCCTCACCGGCGCACGGCAAGCCGAAGTCCTCGGACTCACCTGGGACCGCGTCAACCTCGACACCGGCACCATCGATATCGCCTGGCAACTCAAACGCCTCAAGCTCAAGAAGGGGATCCGACCCACCGCTGACGTGTATCCGCGTGACGCATTCGACGTACCCGCCACCTACGAGTTCCACCCGATCCACTGGACTGCCTGCCTGGTGCCAACCAAGACAGCAGGCTCGCAGCGTCTCGTGCCGCTCCTCACCCCGGCAGTCGTCGCACTCACAGCACACTGGGAACAGTCCGGACGACCCGCAGGTGGGCTTGTGTTCACCCGCGATGATGGGGCCGCGGTCCTCCCGCGAGACGACACGCTCGCGTGGAAGGAGTTGTGTGTGGCGGTCGGTCTCGTCGAAGAGGTCGCAGACGCCCCCGACCAGCATGTCGGCCGGCATACGGTGGCGACTCTGTTGCAGGACGCAGGAGTGGATGAATCAACCCGAATGGCGATCCTGGGGCACACAACTGTCACTGCGCATCGGGCCTACGCGCACGTGTCGACCGACCTCACCCGTAACGCGCTCGGCGCAATGGAGAAACTACTCAACCTCCCCGCAGACGCCGCAACCGATTGACCGTCACCGGGTCATATGCGAGCGCGTCCTCACGGTCGAGAAGCTGACTCACCCGCTGCCAGAAGCGGGTCACCGTCAGCCCGAACTCGGCGCGGATCGCATCGGCTTGGGTGCCGCGGTGGTTCCAGCGTTGGCCGGCGAAGTCGAGTATCCGCCGTTCCTCGTCAGTCATCGGCCAGCCTCTCGTTGATCCACTGGCGTTCGTCGTCGGTCAGTGATGCGATGAGTGCCCGCAGCATCGGAACATCCACCCACAGTTCGTGCGCGACCTCGCGACTATTCCGTGTCCATCGCAACGCGTCGACGAGCTTTTCGAGTTGGATGAGTCGGCGTGCGGCGATGCGCTCCACAGCGATCTCCTCCCGCGCACGCAGCACAGGATCACTTGGGTACACGCGGCGCTCGTCGTGGACGAGTTCGTGCGCGAGTGTGCAGCGGCGCGATGCCTGCGGGTCGTCGATACCGATCGAGATACGGTCGCCGGTGATGCAGCCACGGTGGTCATCGGGTAGCTCGACGAGGTCGATGACGAGATGTGTGCGGCGTCGGGCTTCCCGCCATGGGTGATACATGCCCGCGAATCTAGGACACGGCTACGACAAAAACAGCTGTGACCAGGAATTACACGCGTGGCATTCCCTTGAACTGCAGCGACTTCCAATCGACATACAGCTGCAGATAGTCGGTCTCCACGCGGGTGATTGACCCCCAGCCGACAAGGCCGGATTCAGGTTCAATGACCGACACGCCAGCGCCAGCATAGATTTCAGCCGGAGACCCGGAGAGTACGTCGGAGCGCAAGGCGACAGTCTCGTTGTTCTCGACCCTCAGATTCGGATCGATGGAGATCTCTACCATCACAGATCCTTCCAGTTGAGCTTCGTGAACAGTGCGGAGATCCTCTCAGTGTCCTCCTCTGTCGGTGTTTTGCCAAGGTCAATCGACCAGTGCTCGGCGATTTCGCCTTCATATCCAAGCTTTGAGAACTCGAACCCGGCCGACCGGATCAGGCCGGCCGATGAGCAGTACCAGAACTTCTGGTTCGTCTCGGGGTTGATGCCGTGCATCTCCGCTGCCGTGAGAATGCGAAGCAGCAGGTCATCTACCGTTTCCTGATATGACGGCAGGCCGGGGAACGACTCGGGATGCCGGGGCACATCAGCATAGAAGGACACGCCGTTGCGGCCGTACTTCGCGTGGCATCTGGCCGCAGCTCTCAACATCCCCTGTGCTGAGCAGGGGGTGAAACGGATCACCACCGCCTCGTCGGGCAGGCCGCTCACGCGCCACCATCTTCTGCCGCTTCGTCTTGGTCCTCTCGTGCCTGCCGTGTCTCGGACTTCCCACCGCCCCGGCGCCACCCTCCGGCCAGGTCGACCTCGCGCTGGTGGTTATCGGCGTCAACCTCTGAGCCTGGATCTGGCTCAATCAAGTCGCCAGTATTGCGGGGACTACCCGCGCCGGTCTTCTTGTTCGGGTCCGCTTCGCCCGATGCATCCGATTGCGTCGTAGCTTCCACTGCATTGTCTCGATCCCTTGCGTCCAGGAGCGCTCGGACCACGGCCCGCACGACGTCGCGCTCATTGTGAGTCAACCTGCCCGCGTCGACGGGGAGGATGAACGGCTCGACATCTTCGGGTTCATCTCGCAGTGCGCGTATCTCAGACGCATCTACTCCGAGTGCGTCGGCCACTTGCTTGACGGCTTCGGGTGTTGTCCCGCCGCCCCGTATGAGCCGGTGCACTCGCGTGGGTGTTAGTCCTGCGCGCGTTGCGAGCGGACGGTACCCGAACTCAATCCCTGCCTTGTCGAACAGTGATCGCCACCGCTCGGGGGGTAGGTTCGATTCGCTCACGGGACAACACTGCCTCTCGGTGATCGCGTTCGAATAGCTGTGGACTAGCGCACTCCGCTAGGAACAACAACCGTGTAATTGCTGGTCAAGGTTCGTGCCAGCACATTCTTTCAGACTAGGACTTGCGTAACTTCGCTAGTGATGTAACGTGTCCCGTGTGACACAGAACAGACAGGAGGTCGGAGTGAACGCCACCTCGCGCGACTTCTACGCAGACTGCGACCGGCAACTGCTTGTGCGGGCAATGGTCCGCGCTGACGTCACGCACGAAGAACTGGCCGATGAGGCGAGTGCGCAACTGCGCAAGATTGCCCGTTCCGAGCGGCGCAAGGGGCGCGGAGACAGTGTTCCGACGTCGATCTCGCGTCAACTCGTAGGGCAGTTGTGCAGCGGCAAGGCGAGGTCAACCAATGAGCTCCGTGGCGTCGCCATCGAAAGGGCGCTGGGCGTGGACGACGGAGCCATTTTCGTGCCCAGGGTGTATCGCGTTACTCGTAACACGCAACGCCGGACCGCATAGAAAACGCCGCCCGTGCAGGAACACGGACGGCGCAAACAACGAGATAGGAGTCTCAGTGCAAGGCCACAATACCGCAATCGAGGTCCGAGTCCCAGGATCGGGACTTCCGCTCTACACAGATGGCAAGTCACTCGTCGCACTCAAGCCGATCGTCGACTACTTCGGCCTCGACTGGTCAAGCCAGCTCGCGAAGCTCAAGGGTAAGTCTTGGGCCTGCATGGCGAATTTCACCACGCAGCTCCCCGGCGACACCCAGCGTCGTGAGGTTACTGGCGGCGATCGCAAGACCCTGACCATGTGGCTCGCCACCCTCGATGAGAACCGGGTCCGCGCCGACAAGCGCGCAGAACTGATTGCCTACCAATCCGAAGCTGCCGACGCGCTCGACAAGTTCTTTCACGAGGGCGTCGCCATCAGCCCCCGTGCCACCGAGCACCAACTCAACGCGGCCATCTTTCAGGCTCGCGCACAGATGGAACTGTGTCAGGCGGCACAGGGGCTCATCCATCCCGATCACCTCGAAGCCAAGGCGCGAGTGATCCTCGCGCGCGGCATGGGCGAGAATGCGCAACTCGACCAGCAGGCCCGCCCGCTCTACACCGCCGACTTCCTCAAGGGAAAGAACCTCAGCGCGAAGAGAACCAAGAGTGTTTCCGGCGTGTTCGGAAAGCGATGCAAGGCAGCCTACGTCGACCTGCATGGCGTTGAGCCGCAACGGTATCCGCTGACGCTGTCCAATGGTCAGACTCGCGATGTTCTCGCATACACCGAGGCCGATCGCGGACTCCTTGAATCCGTCTGGCAGCAGTACTACGCCGAGCCGATCCAGTTGGAGGTGGACGCATGAGCGCCTTCCCGCTGTTCGACCGACCGCCGTACAAGCCGGAGGTTGCTGACATTGATGGTGTCACGCACATTATCGTCGATGACCCCGACCGGGACTTGACCGACGACGAACTGGTCTTGGAGCCGCATGATACCCGGACCGATATGTGTGTGGCATTGCCGATTAGGTCGGTTGTGTCGTCCGGTTTCGGCCCCGCCATTGAGATTGGACCGTTCACGCTTGACTCGAAAGATGTTGCGGCGCTGTACAACCTGCTGGGTCGACACATCGCCCGATTCAACTCGGAGTTCCGATTGGTTGAGGGTGGTGCACAATGACCGCCACCTATTTCGGTTGCCCAATCCTCGGAATCGAGCACGTCGATACCGCCACGCAGACCGCAACCATTGTCGTGCATCTGCCGGAATCTGTTGGGCCGGAACGTTTCGAGGATGTTCCGCTCACTCAGATTGAGGTGTGGCCCGACTTTATAGACCATGGTGCGGGTACGTGTGCCTGCATCGAGCGCGCTGGTACCTCTCACAGCGGCGCGCGACCCGACGCCTCCGGGGATGGGGCGTCGGGTCTGGGGGAGACGCCATGAGCGATCGCA